CTTTGACTCGTTTTTCAATAATCTTTTTCTGTAGTTGAGGTTGTATGATTTTACCAAATAATGGTATTGCATTTCGTTTTATTGCAATAGCATCAAATGACCCTTCGCAAAGTACTATTGGTTCTTCCCAATTAACAAGCAAATCAAATCCTATAATATCTTTGCTTACCTTTGGATTCTTGTGTTTATATTTATCAGCACTATAAAATGCTCTACTTACAAAATAATTCAATTGTCCGTTACAATCATAACTAGGAATAATAATTTTACCACTATACTCTCCTCGCTCACAATATCCTATACGATATTTTAAAATATCAAATATAGTAACACCTCGTCGTTTTAGATATGATATAGCATTGCGAAAGTCAGGAGTCTTTTTGTGCTTCCATAATGGAACATATTCTTCGGGCAATGATATTGTTTCTACATGTTTAACTTCGTTGTCAAAGTTTTTATATTTTGCTGACTTAATTATGCGAGATAATTGTTCAAAGTATTGTTTACCCAAGTTCATTTGTTTAAATAAACTGTTTATACTTCTGCCTTTTTTATCAGATATCCAACAGTGCCAAGCATTTTGACCTTCACTTGTTGTGTTGATGTCTATTTCTAATTTAGGTTTATAATGTGAAGTAAATGGGGAGAAAAATGCAACGTTATTACCAGATGTAGATTTACCTTTACCTAAAACAGATTCCAGTAACTGTAGTAATTTAAGATTTTGCATATATTATATAATAAGAAATAACTGTAATTAATCCAATTAATCCAATTAATAATATTATTATAATTAATTATAGTCAGACACATATATTACATATATGGTCTAACGATCAATTCAAGTCTGAATCAATCATTTTAAATAATTAACATCATTTTAATGAATATATTATTTTTTTTTCACAAATCAAACCTTATACAAAAAAACGTTTTGGATCTTGTGCTTTTTCGCCTGGCTTCAAACATTCCGCCATCCATTCGACGGGTATTTCTTTTTTTGCTACATTAGCAATACCCATCTTGTTTGCATACGCTTCATATGTAGTTTTGCTAGCTTTTGATATTTTTTGATTTGGATTTTGGAACACCATTCTTATATCCATATTAGGATTACATTGCAATACATGTTTCATTTTTTTACGGTCCGTTGCAGTCCAACGACCTTTTGTTTCTATATACATTAATTCGCCGTTCTTTTTTGTGAACACAAAATCTGGTGTATATTTGTGTTTGGATTCTGGAACAGTATAATGAATAATTTCAGTTTCGTAATTTACATCGTAATCGTTTGATTTAATTTGTTCTGCTACAGTTAATTCTAATCCAGATTTATAACCGTATTTATAAGCTGCTTGTCGTTTTTTACTACCAGCAGTATGCCAATGATTTTTTCTCATATATAACTTTTATTGTAAATCGCCTGTTTGTTTTGCTTGTTTCATTAAACGTTTTTCTAATTCAGATCCAACTTCAACCATGTCTTGTCTATTAGAATTTGGCTTATTAACACCATAATGTACTAGACTAGGTAAATCTTCAACCGCGCCTTGCATTGAAACTTCAAAAGCCGATTTATTTGCAAACCAAAATGTAACTTTATCCTCCTGCTGTCCATAATTATGTGCTACAGAATTTCCTAATATAAAAACTCTATTTGGAAATTCATTATCTGTATATACCCATCTTGTTCCCGGGACACCGCGATCGTCTAGAGGAATATTATATGGATATTCTATTTCACGTTCTTTATATTTAGATTTAACATTAACATTTTTGATTGATTTACTAGATATTTTTCTAAAACTTTTTGGATATGTATAATTTGGATATAATTCATTAATTGAAAACAATGGCGCAGATCCGATTCTAATTTTCACATTAACATCAAAAATAGATGAAAAATTAGTAGCTCCTCTACCTTCCGATTCTAAATCATTTATTATATCTGATTTAATTTTTAAAAGTTCATCTATAGATAATTTTTTTATTTTTTCTTTTGCATCAGGGCTACTAATAATATCTCTCCAAGTATTAAGAGTATCTGAAGTTGTCTGTGCCGTATTAACAACTGCTCGTATAAAATTAGCTTTTAAATCTGTTATTCGTCCTTTATAATAATTTGGTTTAGCCAATTTGGACCACGCATCTTTTTCAAATATCCAATGATCTATTTTTTGTGATCCTTTTTGTGTTACCGCAGACCGAAGTATTACGTATTTATCAGTTGTATAATCTTGTATCCAAGATGTTAAATTTTGTTTATACATACGGTTTAAAATAGCGTATACACCATTAACAGTTTTAGAATCAGATAAATTTAAACACATAATAGCGTTAAATCCATCAACAGCACCAGCTTCCTTTGCCAATTTTAAATTCGTACTAGACAATTCTTGAAATGCATATAAAGATTGTTTTTCTAAATCTACAGATGTACTAGTAATATCATCTCCTGGCTCTCCGAATAATTCTGGAGATTGTTTAAATTTATCTTTAAGGTCTTTACAATTTTTATATGTTTCTACCTGTTCATGTAATAATACATTACGTATAATATGTTCTAATAATTTACTCATTCTATATATAAATATTTACCAATCAATTAATACTAAACGTCCTTGCCAACGCATCACGTTATCTGTTTTAAAATCTAAATTTAATTCTAAATCTGCAATACCCATTTTACCAATCTCCATTTGCAAAGATCGTAAAAATGAAACTACTTCTTGATCTAAATCTCTTGCTCCATCATCACTTAAATAATCAAATATAGAAACTTCTCCTCCCATTTCCCGGGCATATGATTTATATCCTTGCAAAAACTGTTCTATGTTTTGTCGATCATTTCCTGTTAAAGAATCCGCCTTTGACATTATGTATAATAATTTTTTTTCATTAACATAATAAATTGGAATAAATGCATCAAACTCTCCTTTACGTCCAACTATTACAGATGCAACTTCAAATTCTTCTGACTCGGTAGTAATCTTAAAAAGTTTATCTTCATCGTCAATTTCATAAACACGACCATTATCACCTTGATCAAAAAAACGAAATTGTTTATTGTTTATTTTGTCAAGTAGCGTAGATATTTCTTTGTCTTGTAATTCAATCAATATGTTTTTAAGACGTATCATTTCACTATATTTTTATCTAAATCTAAACGTATTAAAAAATTCATATCAACATCACTACGCTTTTTAATAGGCTGTGCTAATTTACCCATTGCTAATAACTGACCCGATTCATTATACAACCCAATTGTAGTTATATAAGGAGAAAAATCACTACCAGAAACAAATCCTCGATATGTTTGATTGTTATCTTTTGTCAATGTAACATTCATAGACATATTAAAATCTCCGGCATCTAATCTTGCAACGGCACTTAATTCATGTATAGTTACTGTGCTTTTATATGACGCTGTATATGGTGTATTTAACAAATCATCTATGCGATAATCTGCTGAAGAAAACACAACGATTCCTTGTTTTGCAAAAACATTACCTACAACATTAGTTTGTAAAGCGGTGCCACCCTCTGTTCGATCTTTTAAATATCCAATTTCGGTTGATGATAATGCCTTATTATATATCCTAACTTCATCTAATTGTCCCTGAAGATTCATACTAGAAGTACCAAATCCTCCTATTGATAAATTTTGTAAATTGTCTATTCTAGCACTAGCACTTAACGGAGCTTGTATGTCTTGTAATAATGTGCTTGATTGTGAAGCATGTAATGTACCATCTATATACATTTGCAAATTACTTCCTGATTTTTGACAAACAACATGAGTCCACGAACTAGAAACATCGGCCGAAGAAGTAATCATAGATTGAAATGTTGAAGATCCTTGTGCACTAAATTTTATTTGATTGCTACCACTTAATTCCAATTTAAATGGATATTGTGGAGTTTTAGAACTAGTAGCTTTTGTTATTATCAATTGATTTGTAGTTCCACTATTCGCACCACTAATAAACATAGATATTGAATAATCTGAATCTCGATTATATTCACCATTTAATTCAGATTCAATATACCCCGCATTACTAAATTTTGCAGATAATCCAATTGGCAACTGCCTACCATTAGATGTAGGAATACCATCTACGTATGTAACTCCTAACGATTCATACTCAATTCTACTGATGTCAAAATACTCATTAAATCCTTCATAAAATTTAACATCAGATATTAATGTATTAACATTTATTCCTAAATCTAAAACATTACCATATCTGTCAGAATGATATGATCCAGACACACTACTAGTAAACATAAACGATGCCGGTTTTATTCCTTCTCCTACTTTTATTTGAGGTATAGAAAATACCGAAGCAGTTTCATATAAGAATTTTTTTGTACGGGTTAAATCAGTTGGACCAAATGTATTTGCTGGTTCGTCTTTTCTTTTATAATATAAATGATTAATTGAAAAATAAGTAACACTTTGCAAACTACCATCGATATTAGAAGCATCATTATATACTAAACCAGATCCAATTGCAGGTAAAATGTTTACATCAGAATATATACCCGTTAAAGGCAATGCACTACTTGTAGCGCTACCAGAAAGAAATCGAAACGTTTTATTTGCTTGAAATGGATTAACTTTTATATCCGATTGATCAATTTTTTTAAAAACGGTTGGATATGCTTCTTTATAT